CATATATAGGTCCCGGTATGGTATCCCCCACAATAGCCCAGTCACCCACAACAGGAGATGGAACAGCCTCTTCCAGCAATTTAAGAGTAGAAAATAATCCCTTGTTGCGGATACCGTTCTGCTTGACCTTTTCTAGTTCGGTAGAAGTCTTACTAAAGTTGTTGTTAAGACGGTCTGCCGCCTCACTCCAAGTACCTGTCTTATTGATCGAATTCAGTTCCATATCACTTCTTTACTTTTAAAGTCCCGTTTGTCACGACTCCTTCTACTGTCTCATATTCCACATATACCTGACCTGACGAAACATCATCTTTCCCCGGCCAATTACTGCAATCAATATTGGCCACATGCTTATACACACCCACTCCATTATATACCGGTTTCATTCCGACTAACAGCGTTTCGCCTTTAGAACCATAAAAGGATACGTTATTGGGATTAAGAATGATATCCGTATTTTCTACATAATTCTGTATTCTGATACGTTCCGGATATACAGTCGTTTCTAGTATCAATTGGTCCCCTGCATATTTCCGCAAAATCAAATCACCATATTCCCATCCGTCCGATGATGTGTCGAACCTTAATATCAAGGTGGCATGTCCTTCAGTCGTGTACATTTCAAGAGTATTTTTATCCGGATCAATGACAATGCGTTTCCCGTCAACAGATGTTTCTACTTTTCCGCGGAAAAATCCGCCCAAGGCTTCAACCACACCGCGGAACTTACCACCCAAGGCATAAATATAGCCACGAAGGAACGTATCGCCACCATGAGTGGCAACGAAGTTCGCCATATTCGCCCATTCTTCATCCGTGGGCTGGTAATTAGGATCATTACGGAACCTCATTACAGTCAGAATCGCCTGTTCAAGTTTTCCTCCTGCCCAAAACGCCACATCATCATCGTCATTGTATATGCCGCTAACTCCGGCGGTGACCTTCTGTAACTTGCCATTCTTGTAATTACCCAGTTGGATCATATTGGCCAATATCAAACCGCCAAGGATGTCCACAGATCCATCCTTGATCGCACTGGCGATATAATTGATTGACTGGAAACCGGCTGTTGCCTTGTCATTGTCAAGAATTGAAGGCTTCCAGTCAGTAGCGATGGTTCCACGCTCTAACTGAAGGTCACAAACGGTTGCGGTACCACTGATAAGAAATATACCACTGCCATTGAAGGTGATCTTATGGGTATATCTCTGATAAGAGGATGTGAGAGGTTGAGAAACACTGAAAGAACCGCACGAAACAGACACAGACGTACCCTTTGCTTTATAACTGATAACATAACTTTCTCCTTTAATCAATGATACGGACTGGGACAAACTACCGATTGCGGCAGAGTACCCGGAGCCGGCATCACTGTCCGCAGATACGGTAGCCACTCCCGTCCAATATTCCAGTTGCTTGCTAAAAAGTTCGGTATCCGCCGATAGCTCGGTAGCGGCAGACAGGTCCTCTGTTTCATAATCTCCCGTAAATCCAGAATTGCGCAACAGATTGACACTACCAACGGCGGCATTGTCTATCGCATCCTTAGCCTCTTGGGCCAGATCAGCCGCCGCCTGTATCTCATCCGGAAGACCTTCCATATTACGCCATCCGGTGGAACCCTGCTCGATATGGAACATACCCTTGATATCAACACCGCCTTTTTGTGTATAACGGATGTAAGTGCTCTCATCCTTGGCACCGATATAGGCATCACCATACACATTGATATAGGCGTGTCCGGTGGACTTGTCAAAGCCCAGCCCGATGACTTCTTTCCCGGCAAGAGAGAAAGAGTTGATACCTTGATAGAAAATAATAGAAGGCGAAGTTTCATTAACAGAAGAAAGGATTATAGCTGCCTGACGAGTGATATCCGTCAAGTGTCCCAAACCAATAATATCATCACCGGCAACCGGGATATCACTGTCCTTGTCGGCATTGGTTTTGCTCAAGTCAATATAGTCAGCTCCTACTCCTGTCACCTCGCGCCAGTAGTAGCGGTTGGATACATTATGAGATGTTCCTTCTTTAATGTTAAATTCTTGGGCTAATGCTAATGTACCGACTGTAAATTCGTTATTGATTGTCACTCCATCGACTTCCGACAAAAAGAAACAACGGTAGCTCTCATCAAGTTCCTCCACACGGACACACTTCAATCCGGCCGGAGATATGATCTGTTCACCACCAACATGCGTTTTCTTTTTCACTTCAAGCTCGTCAAAGACAGCCTTAATCTTCACATACAAGCGGTCAACAACGGCTTGAGAGGTACCATCTTCCAGTACAGTAATTCCACTACCGTTCTTACCAATCAAAAGACCTTTCAAAAAAGTGATCAGCTCATTGGCAGTGTCTTCTTTATCTTTGCGTAAAAAGTATTTGGTGAGCTTTTCTATATCAGAATTATCCATGTTTTCTAGAATCCCGATAAATATGCGCCCAATTCTTTCAGCTGTATTCTCTCCTTCTACAGATGCGTTTCTTACTTGAAGAGCCAGTTTCTTTAATATGTCAACAGAATCGCTCATTCTCCTATTACACGAAAAACAGTTCTATTAGATTTTAATTTCCCTTCACCGTTATAAAGTGGCATACAGCATTCTTTTAGGTAAAGCACGCATTCTTTCAGGTAGCGGTCAGCTATACTACATGCATCGCTATACACCATCATCTTTTCCTTGAATACTGTATGACTGCTATATTCACCTTCCTTGTTCACGAAGCCGAAACGGGATACATTCCCATCTCCATTTTTGACAATACAGGCATAGGTATAGTATGCCAATGCTATACGGAGCCCGGTGAAAAGTTTCTTTTCCTTGCATTTGGTTTCGTAAGTACCACCGTCAAGTAATAATGCGTATTTATCCGGATTCGTTTTTACATCAAGGAACAGTTCGTCTCCTAACGCTGATTTGATGTAGATATTCTCCGACTCACGGATATAGGTTTCTATCTTGTCAGGATCGAGATGTACAGACATTCCGCGAGATAAAGCTGACACTTCATCTGTTGTTATTAGATATTGCTGCATTTCTTATATACTTTAATGGTTCGACACTGAAATCTCCTGAAGGATTGGCTACTTCGTGCCAATAGCTGAACACACGACTTAGCGTGCGTTCTATAAGACGTTGTTGTTTGCTGACGATAGAGTTATAGTATTCGAAGGCATCTTCCAAAATATCGCCTGAGAATCCGACTTTACCAATACGGATGCAATACCATGGCTCTTGGCCATAAGCTGAATAAATACGTTCAACCACACTTGCGTCAGTAACGGTAAATTCTTTGTCGTAATTTTGTGAGTTCAGATTTATTATTTCAGGTTTTTCCTCATCGCTTTCTAAAGTAACTTCCATAATCTTTCCTGCATTCGTATCACCTTGCAACTGGATGAGTGTATTTGAGAAACTGTCGTCATCGTCTGTATCTTTCACTTCGTTGCCTTCTTCGTCAAAGGTTATGTTCGATCCCTTTTTGGTGAATACCATAGCGCCAGGGAAGAAATTATTTCGTACATTTCTGTACTTGACATTGGACAGCCCTTCATCGGTACTCATTTCTGTAGCCACCCGGTCACCTTTCCCGACAGGATAAGTATTTTTTCCGGCCATTGACACCCATAGGATTTGACCTTTGTAGTATTCAATGCCTCCGGCAGCTTCTATTTGAGCTAGTATCACATCTTTTTTGGGGTTAAAAACGTCTATGTAGTCGATGTTTTCTTTCTTGACCTGCAGAGCTTTCCCTTTACGTGTCTTCTTTCCGCTCCAGTCTGGATGTACTGCTATTTTTGCCACATAACCGTTTTCATCTTCTTCCGTCAGACGGCAATTTTCAAACGGTACGTGCTGCATCTCCACTATCTCACAGAAAACATTGTAGTTAACATGGATTGCTATTCCATTGAGTTCGGACATGTCTTTACATAGTAACATGTGTACATCATCCAATGTGTCACCTTTTCGATTGACTACATATTTGGAAAAAGCAACCTCACGGAATCCGTTTCCTTCAATGAAGTCAGCGAAACGGTCTGAGCATTCAGATGCAGTAGAGCTTGCAGCAATGATATTCTTTAATGTCTGCGGATATAGGTTGTCCTGTCCGTAGGCTTGAATTCCTAGATTTTGTAAATAGCTTGTATCAATGCGGTTACTGCTTTTCTTTTTTAGATCTCTTACTCTCATATTCGCGAGGTTTACGTTCGTCCTTTATTTCTTTTATTCAACTTTATCTTCGCCTTCTCCATTCATTGCGTTCACAATTTCAATGGCCTTGCTTAGATGCAGATTCAGAACTTTTTTACTGATTTTCTTGCCGTTGATTTGGAAATCTTTCAACGTGTCAGCCACGGATTCTTCAGAAACTCCGTCTTGTAATGATTCTACCATTGAATCAAGCAGGCTTTGATTGTATCCACATTTGTTAACACGTTCTTTCCAGTCCGTAGGTACATGGGCGAAATAAATTTCACCTTTCGGATTTTTGGCAAGGTACTTTTCAGCAACTTCATCAGTGAGGTTGTCATTAGTGTACATTTTATTGCTTCCGAACTCCGGTTGAAGCAGGACACCATTCTTTAATATATAATTACATTTTTCTTTCATACGGTTATTCTTTTTGATGTAAACAGTCATTTCGATTACAGCATCGCGATAGCAGTCGTTACACGATGTCTTGGTGAATTCTTTTCCTAATACTTCCTTGTACAATCTTTCTATCTCCGATTTATCAGAAGAGGAGTAGGAGGGAAGTTCTCCTAGCTCCTTTAATTTATCAACCACTTCTTCTAACTCCATAATCATTCAGTTGGTTTTGTCAGTGTTTCAACAAGCGTTTTTGTCGCATCGTAAGATGTTTTGTACAAGAATAATGCTGATTTGGGAACCTTGGTTTCTTGCAAAGAGATATTCCATCCCCCTTCCGTTTCTTCGGAATACTTGTCATTGCCGATCTCTGCGGCTTTCAAACCTTGGTAGTAACCGTAAATCTGGAAAGCTGAATCTCCCGGATTTTCGGTTTTATTTAACCCTTTGGCTTTATTTTCCAATACAACGACAAAATCACCGTTAGCAAGCCCGTCAATAATGTCATTGCATACATCGGGGTCATTTGCTAATACAACCATGTTCACTGTGTTAGTAAACGTGTTACGATAGGTTCCTGTTGCCAAGGTTGTATTGGTACCAGTAAAGGGGGTTGCACCGAATACCTGTACCTTGTAACCTTTTTTACCTGTTTTCAGTGCAAGAGTTTCGATCACATTCTTACGGGTTGCGTTGAATGTAACCGCACCGAAATCCACGTCTGCGCGATTCATTATCACACCTTCCTGTTCCAGCCCGGGAACGATAGGATCATCGCACGATGGTGCGATGTCCTTTTTGATTGTTATATCACATATTGCCATATTTGCTCTTTTTCGTTAGTATGCTACCTGTACCAACTCATCTTCGCCAATCATGGAACCTAATTTTCCTGTTGAATAAATGTAGTTCTTGCGGGCTTTCTTATCAAACCAGATATCCAAGTCCGACATCGGTTCGGTGCCCTCACATCCATACATCAAGTTCTCAGGAGAACATAAAACAGCACGATGCGGTAAGTTAAGTTTGGTTTTGTTGTTCTGATAGGCTTGAATAAATCTATCCCAAATGGAACATTTAACGATGGTTGTTCCATCGTATTTGCTGACCTCTACACCGTCAAATACAACTTCCCAGGGCATGATTACCTTGTACTTTTCTTTCATATCGTGAGTCAGAGCATCGCACATTGACTTGGTGGCGAAAATTGCGCATCCGTCTTTTTGGAAAATCCGGCTGTCGGCATCTTGCAACATCGCATCGAATATTGATGTGGCAATGCCTGTTTCTTTCATCTTTGATTTTTGTAATGCATATGATTCTTCTGCGTTGGCTGCAATTTCAGTGTGCTGTTCGGTATTGTTGGTACAGATGGCAAACAGACGTTTGAAAAAACCGTCACATGTTTTAAATAGTTCGATGTTTACTCCGTCAGTGATTTGACCACCTCCAGTGACAGACGCTGCTGATTTATCTCCAAACCATGTAAAACGCCACATCATTTTCATCATAGCTTCAGACAGCTTCGGCAGTACAATACCGTCCATATATTCGGTCGATGTCAGGTCTCCTATATTTGTTCCCGTTTTAAGGCAGTACTTGGCAATGGTGTTTTCCAAGTCTGTATAGCACATTTCCAAAGGAATTTGCCAATCTCCGATTTCCCATTCCTTTTGGGCGGCAGCGATAGCCACTTTTTTATATTCAGGGTCGCATCCGGAGCCGGCTATTCCGATATCTTCCATTTCACCGATAAAACCTGCTTTTTTACCGTTAGTCACATTGGGCATAAACGTCATAAAACGCTCCATGTCTTCGTTTTGAAAGACTGTTAACTGAATAAGGTCTTTCAAGTCTTTTACAGCCTGATTATCAGGTGTAAGTTTGTCAAAATCTAAAATAGGCATTTCCCCTCCTTTTATTACTTGTTGTTTCTTTTTTCTCTTTCTTCACGAAGTTTTCTCTGAATAGGCGTTTCATTTTCTTCTACTCCTTTTATACCCTTGTTGAACGTTTGGGTACGAGCTGACACTTTATAAGTACTACAATGTTTTGCCAGCCAGTTTTCGCCCCCGGCCATACGGACTGCGTTCAGAATCTTGTTGTCCTCAATGGTACGGGCATTCGTCTTTAGAGAAGCATTCTCAGTTTCCAACTCTTCTATACGGGCTTTTAAAGCTTTCACTTCATCCTCTTCCAATTCATCAGGATCTTTAATTTCTGTAATAACGCCATCTGTCACAATGATAGTCTTTCCGTCAGGCATGACATGTTCGCCATCGGGACTTGCTGTATCTCCCACTTGGGGTTCACCTTCATCTCTTTCCACGGTAAGCGTGTTACCTTCGGCATTTGTCAATTCCATAGATACGACCTGTACGTCTTCAATTTTTTGATAGCCGCATTTGGCCAGCAGCCTGTCTATGATAGTCTGCTTCACTGTTACTTCTTTTTCTTTGTTCATTTTCTTGTTATTAAATGTGTAAGTTCTCCCTTTGGCAGTTGTAGGCATAAGAACGGTCGTGATAAAACCTAATTGTTTGGCTGTTTCACCACCAAACCAACCGGCTTTATTCATTTGGGCTTCGATAACTGAGGCTTCCGATCCTGTGCGTTCTACATACAAAGCTAGCATCTTGTTTTTTTCACTCTCCAAGTTTGATTTTATTGATTCTAGGGTTTCAAGATCAAGGTCTCCATCGTATGAAGCCATATAAGGCTTGTGAATAAGAAACTTTGCATGTGGATAAGCAAAACGTCTTTCTTTTGCAGCGGCCAATAATATCACGGTTGCCATGGATGCACATCGTCCTACTGCAGTACAGCTGATTTGCTTTCCTGAAGCACGTAAGGCGTCATAAATGGCATACCCTTCAACGGCATCACCACCGCATGAATGTATCTCAATATCAATAACGTGGTCATTCGGATCTATCCAAGATAGGAAATTTTGAATATCGGGAAAAGACAATCCCTCTTCACCAGTTAGATACCAATTTTCCATTTTGTCTTTATCCGCAACAATATCTTTGTTGATGTATAATTTCGCCATATATAATCTATTTTGAAGCAAAGGTAAAAAACGGTATATGGCTATAAGAATTTCAGAACATAATAGCACTGACACGCTTTGTCAGTAAAAAAATAGGGGGAAGAATAATCTTCCCCCTTATTGAATTGAAACGTCAACGGACAACCTGTCAATGACTCTATAGATGGTCCTTTCTGAAATGCTGTATTCATCTGCCAGGTACTGCATGATATATGCCTTTTTATGACCTTCAGCCGTAAGACGGGTGTAGTCTTTATACATTTCTAGGTATTTAATATCTGATGCATCTAATGACATTTCAGACATTATCCTAAGAGTGTTCCTGTTTATATATAATAGTTCGTATGCTTTCATAAACTACCGCTTTCTTCTATGTATTTAATTCTATTCGCAACTGAAGTAAACTCTTCTACAGAAACGACAGGGGCAGGAGCCATCATCATTCCTTTGGCGACTGCTCTGGCCAGCATATCTTCGCCTAAAGTTTGATTATTCGTTGCTGTTACATTAATAGGTACACCTCCACCCATCATATTGAAGGATGATAGGATAGGGGCGAACATGGACGTAGCTTTGGCGGTTATAACGGATTCTCCATTCGACAACTGTGCCGGAATACTGTCGCTCGTTCCTGTCCCCGGTCCTGTAACCAAACCACCTTCTGCAAATTTAGCACTTTTTACTATCTTAACAGCATTTGCAATGTTAGAAAGGATTGTTGCAATACCTGATGCCATTGTAGCTATACCAAGAATACCTTTCCCTGATTCAGCGGATACCATTTTTGCGATCGCCTTACCTGAATTGATGGCGATCTCTGCCAAAGCCAACATTTTGCTTGCCATAGCAAATCCTCTATCAGACTCCCCAATTTGTTCTGTGAGAGCTACAAGGCCATTTGTCACCTGTTCCATTGCTTCATATTTAGCTTGTTCTATTTCAATCTCCTTATCGCTCAGTTCTCTCTTGTCTTTCAGATAAGCATTCTGTGCTTCCAGCTTGCGAAGATTGAATGCTTCTATACTTTCACCTTCCATTTGCTGCAGGCTATCGAGCTCGGCTTTCTTTTGTTCCATCCTTATACGAAGAATTTCCTCTTCGTTATCATATGCTTGTGCGATTTCCGTTTCAAAGCGTATGCGCATGGCTTCCTGTTGCTTGTTGATAATATCCTGCTCATGAACTGTTGCCAGTTCGTCTATCTTGGTATTGTACTTTGCTTTAATGGCCAGTTTCATTTCTTCGGTTTGTTCTGTGCTGGTAAGTTCCGCCTCTTGTTGTGCTTGTAATTGTTGTATCTTTAACTGATACTCCTGCTCGCTGCCTTCCTTGACCGATTCCAATTGCAGGGATATCATTTTTAAACGGTTCTCCAGTTCTTTTTTCAGCTCCTCATCGGACAACTTGCTAAGCTCCATAGATTTTTGTTGTTCCAAAGCCTTTATTTTGGCGTTGATGGCTTCACGAGCCTTGGCGGTAAGGTTCTCTTCTTGCTTTAAACTGATTTGCAAATCCTCAATCTGCCGGGAATAGTTCAATTCAATCTCTTTCCGTGCTTGTTCTCTCTTGTCTTTCACTAAGGCAAGCATAGCATCTTCTGCTGCCCTTACTGCTTCCAGTTCTGTTTGCTTTGCTTCCTTTGCTTTGTCTGCACCTTCCTGGCGGATAGAGTTTAGGGTGTTTTGCTGCTCTGTCTGACGGCCGTAGCTATCTTCCATTAGCTCCTGAAGTTCGTTGAATTGGTCACGGAACACTTTAAGGTCTTCTATCGTACTATCTGATAACCCAAGTTTTCCTATTACTTCATCGGCTGTAATATCACCAGCTTTAATCTGCTCCATCAACTTGCGTACTTCATTGTTCATCTCGGTAAATCCAAGGGTGTTAGCCAGTCTTGCTTCTGCTAGTTCTGTCTGTACGGCAAGGTCCTTCTTCTCAATTTCCGCAGCTTTTTCCGCAGCTTTAATACGTTCCTGTGTGGATAGGGTTTGGTCATCAGCAGCTTTTTTCAGCTTCTCAATTTCAGCTCGGTTAGCGGCACGTGACATGGACAGCATGACTTCCCTCTTGTCTATCTCATTCAAGACTTCTGCCAGCTTCCACGCCTGTTTGGTTTCATTGACTATTTCATCACCGATACCAGCGAATATGGATTTGGCATCATTCCCCGCCTGTTTGAAGTTCCCGGTAAACAGATTCACTAAAGCACTTCCCAACTTGCCCGCCCGGTCTATTAAGACATTAACAGTGGCACCCAGAGCACCCATTATCTTATTGGCTGCTTCCACGCCCTTCTGTGTTTTGGTGAACCATGATACCAAAGATCCTAAAGCTACAATTAATACTCCAATACCAGTTCCAAGTAGAGCAACTTTCAACAGTTTCAAAACTTTAATCCAGCCGGTTGTGGTGGTCGAAACAGTAAGCATTTCTGTTTTTACTCCAGACAAATAATTTCTTACTCCACCCAAGGAGGTCACCATTACATTTATCTGCTGCACGAACGGGATATTGGCATTGGCGGCTTCCATTATAGCTTCCTTGTAATTGCCAACATTTCGGTAATATCGCTGTGTTTCTTCTTCAGCGTCCTTCAGAGCATCAGTAACCTCATTAATTTTATCCCGTAACTTAATGCCTGTAGCCGCATTCCGTTCCGCTTCGGATAAAGCATCGTATTCAGCCGTTAGGTTTGACAGTTTGGCACGGAGAGAAACAAGGCTGTTTTCTTGTGCCTTCTCTTGCTTGAGCTGATTTTGCATTGTTTTCGTTATAATACGTATCGAATCATTCCAGTCTGCTATATGAATTTTAGAGTCTGCCATTCTCTCGTTATACTGTTTCCTTTCTATGTCTCCAGCCTTTAACTGTTCCTTCAGTTTCGCCTCTGCTTCTCTGGCTTTGTCGATTTTTGTCTGATACTCGGCTATAGCTTTGATAGCCTTTTCATGATTCACTTTGATATCAAGTATCTTTTCTACTTTGTCTGCCATAATTAATCCAATTGAAAAAGTTTACATTCGCAAATACCTGTTTTCTCTGCTTTTATTGATATGACTGCGTAATATTTTCCATATTGGGCCAGATAAACAGGTACAGACATATCCAAGTTTCGTAATTCATGATCTCTGATTTCTACCAGCTCGGTAATAATCTTAGGTTCTCTGATATATTTCTGATAAGATTTGTAGTTGTTTTCAATAATAGTGTTCCAGTCCAGACCGTCAAAAGTTGCTGTATTGTCGTTCTTTAGGACCAGTAGTCTGGGATCTGTACTTTCGTTATATTGTAAAGCTCCGTCAGATGTATAGGAATATATCGGGATAGTTGCGATTCCACCTTTCATTTCAGACGCTGCGAAAGGCAATGTCAGCGTTTCCTGTTCATATTCCAAAGTCTTATCGTCAACGTATATGATTCCATTGTATTTGTTTTTGTCGTCATTTTTCCATTTGTATACATTCCTTTGAGAGAATCCGTCAATTTTGAAAGATATATTTTTAGGACGGTTTGCACTATATGAGGCGATAACTCTTTTGGTCCAGTTCAGAGCTTTGGTCTTATTTTCTATGATGGTATCAATAGGAACGAAGCTTACGACATTTCCATTGCCGGGAATGGCAAAAGTTCCACAAATAGATGCTATAGCTTTGATAAAGTCTATCTGTTTTATATCAGGTAGGTTTGGAACATAATAGAACCGGGAGTTTGCTTCATCAGTGTCTTTCAAATAGACAGTATCTCGCATCGTTATTTTGACATAGCTTCCTTCTTCTATTGTATAATTCCCCAATTCTGCATAAGGATCGTACAGTATAGCGCTGAGTTCCTCTGTATCTCCTGGATTAAACTCCCCATCTATAGCGAAAGAATACCTGTATTGATTTTCTTGTAATAAGGATATACTCGGATTACACCTGAATTTCAACTTGCTGGTTATGGATTCTTTGTTCCGTATATCGAAAGAAACACCATATTCACCTGAACTTTGTGGTTCCTGGCTAGTATTGACTATTATATTGATAGTTCCAATAATTCTAAGGGGTACGTTCTCTTTCTGCGGCTTGAATCCGATTACCTTGCCTGACGAATCTTTTGTTACAGCCACATAATAGTCAGATCCACTTTCCACAAATTGGAATATTTTGAGAATCCATCCTCCTGGAATATTATATGGAGATATTCCGTCATTTGTTAAAGTTGTAGTGCGAGCTTCGATTTCTTTTGGTGCGCTATTTCTTGAAAGCAATGGAATAACTAAAGTTTTCAACAGTTCGTAGTGTTGTTCTTGGAATTTAAAGGTGATATCGGCATCAGCTTCTATTTTGTTCAAAACCCACATAGCTGTAACCACAGGGTGATACCAGGCAGCCGGCTCATCATTTTTAAAGCCATAATCAATTTTAGGTATTCGGGGCGAATTGTCTCCTTTCTTCCAAATGATGTAATCTTCGTTTTCTGTCCTGCCGTACGATAAATCCTGCAATGTCTTGTTGTCATTTACAATTTCTGCAAATTTAGAAACATTGCCCCATGTCATGGCTATATCTATGGTTTCGGATATTTCTATAAGAATGACGCTGGCGTCCGGTATGATTTCAATCCCATTGCGCAAATAGCGTCCTTTGTGGTTGATACGAGCATATTGTGCTGAATGGGATGGGAGATGCGCATAATTAATCACATGACAGTTGTTGACTGTCAAAGGTAGCTTGATGGAGTATGTGTTGTTGCTTGTGATCTTGCTTACATCGCTAAAAATATTACTTCTAAAATTCAATGTGATATTGGTACTTTCATTAATATCCATTGCTTTGTTATCTATGAATAGTAGTTGTTCTGTCATAAGCTCTGTACGTTAGTTTCAGGTAATATAATGTTCGCTTCAAAGTCTTGCAGTGATACCCGCTGTTTGACGAAATTTCCCACAGACACATTTATAGCCATCCATTTGGCGTTACCGTTATCATCATAGCCCATGAACATATCAACAACAGGAGATGTGGCCATTTGGTAAAGGAAGTCATAAGTTATGCTGTCTATTAATGGAGCGCATACGGGAAGTGTCGTTTCCTCCATTTTCCTTTGCTTTCGTCCGCTACCTCCATGGTATCCGTTCTTGTAACTGTAATCCTGCATATTGTTTCTGATGAACTCTCCGTCATTGGATACCTGCGAAGTCTCGTCTCCTTGCATGAATAGCCAGTAACACCACATTCCATGGCGGTTGATCCATCTCAAGTATATTCCACAGTCTGAATTGTCAACCTTACAAGTGATCTTTGTGGCCATATTGAGCAGCCCTCGGAAGGTGAAATCAAAGGTGTGGTCAAAAACAGATGCTGTCGTATTACTTCCAGGTAGATAAAATTCCACCTTGTCTGAAGCATCTATTCCAGCAAGAATGATATTCCATGCATTTTGTCCTGATAATGCGATAGGGGAGCTTTCGGAACCATCTATAGTTACTTTTACATTCCCTGATGTTGCAGAGTATAAGCCTACAGAGAATGGGTAGTTTTTGAACCATGTCAGCACTCGGCTTCCATTATACTGCTCTCCAACCTTACTGGCTCCCCACAATATGAATACGTTGAACTGGAAGCTGTTTTCAAGTGTTCCTGATTCGTTATACATATCAAGCTCTATGCTAAACAGACGTCCTAACTTACTATCTTCGGCGTGAGTTGACTTGTAATCGACTTCTCTGTATTCGTCAAAATAGCTCTGCGTATAGAATGATAGGTCAAAGAAGCAGGAACCACCGAACGTCGCTCTGTTCTCTCTGTCTGATGTGGCTGTGGTGGTGTCCGTTACCGTTGCAGTAACAGATTGATAGTTTCCGCCAAGGATATTTATTATCACAGGATTAAAGCAGAATCCTATTTGGTCAGGATATTCAATTGTTGTATTATCTATCGTATGTGTTCTCATTGTCGAAATTCAGATTTATATGTTCAACTTCTGTTTCATATATAGCCGATACCCTGCTAGCTATATTGTCCACGGTATTTTCTAGATCACGGGAATAGATTTCCTCATGTTTTCTGTTTCGGTATAGTTCCGTTCCTTCCTTGGCTATCTTTCTAGCGACAAGGTAGGCGAAGGAATCGGGCTTCTTTACTTGTATACCCTTATCTTCCACCCATTGGCGGATAATCTTGTAAAATCCTTTCGGAACTTTCCCTGGTCCACGTCCGGTTTCTAGTACCGCGAATGCCTGCCTGCCCCACAAAACGCCTCCGTCCTCCGACATTTCTACTTTCAGACTGCCCTTTGTCCTTCCGCTGGCTACTTGTCCGGCTGCTTCATGGTTGGCTATAATTCGCTTGCGTAACGCTTCCAGCTCTTCGCCTATTATCCTTAGGGTTTCGGCTTTAGTTTCTGCTGCCATATACAATCTCTTTCACGCTCTTGTTGCAAATAACAGTACCCATTATCTCTTCTAACTTAAGTTGGATAACTATTCCGGTTACATTAACATCCAGCTTGTCATAGAAAACAGAATAAGGGATATCTCCTGATATTTCTTTGAACATCCCACTCCTGTTCAATAGCAATATGAATTCCTTGGCTTTATTCTTGCATCCTTCTATCACTGCATCATTTTCTGTGCCATCAAAATCGAACTTGGTTTTATCCATGAATGCCATCATACAGTTAGGGCAGTCTCTTAACTGCTGTCTGCCTAGATTAAAAGTTCCGCTTACAGGAAGGAGATTAAGCACTGCCGGCAATTTAATCTTGTCCAGTCTTATATTGGCTGTTTGCCAGTTGTCAAAAAGGTAACTTACACCCTCCATGGAGTCTACTATCTTTTTAATTTTTTGCTCTACCGTCATTTCTTCTTACTTAATATGTTTCTTAATCTACGTTCGAATCTTACTCTTTTGGCGTCCATGTCAAGACATTTATATACTCTGACCCATGGCACGCTGTCTACTTCTGCATGATCAGTGATACCCATGCGCTGCGCATAGTAATCAATCATGCCGAAAGGTCCAAAATTTAGCAATTCGGATCCTGCTTGCTTCTCTTCGGGTGTGGGTGGTACATTAGTCGACGCGAATAGTTTATTTATTCGTTCAACTTCTTTGGCCACCCATTGTACGAATCCCAGTACATCGGTAGCTGGAAGTTGGGATATATAGCGTTTACTCAGCCCCATCAGTACAGTACAGGGAACGAACAAGATATCGTGTTCTGTTTCGATGGATTGCAGTTGCATCAGTTCTCCCATATTTATGTCGTTTAGGGTATCTGGTGTCTTATATTGCCCTAGTTGATAAGGTTTTCTCAGTTCATCCAACTTGGTTCTAATGACCTCAGGTTCGGTGGCAATGCTGCTTATCGTCAAAAATTCTTTTACTGTCATATCTTTCCTATTTTTGCTTTTGGTCGTTTTGGTGTTGGTTTGATACGGAATATCATTGCCATTATCAGCATATCAAGGTAATCTGTGGAATGACCTAATATTTCTTTCATTTTTTCTTTGCTGATTATTCCTTTCTTCCGTGTGTCTGCATCAATATGTGCTTGTTTGAGAACTGACAATTCTTCAATGATCCGTTCTCGCTGTGCTTCCGTGCATACAATACGAAGCAATCGATTGTTAATCATATCAGCCAGTTTGAAGGCACACTCTGATTTCAAATTGTCAAATTCAGGATTAATAGGTCGTGCTCCTCCATGAAACTCCTTGATACCGTTCAGATAGCTTTCAAGATAGTTCCCCAATCCGTCAGAGTCCGCAATCATCTTACTACGAGGAATTGAGCATTCTATCATCATCCGCTTCAGGTCTGTTTCAATGGATTTTCCAGTACTGTATTCCTGATCCAGTTTGATAAAACACACATTCCCTTTCCAATGACCGGCGATAAATCTGTCTCGTCCCTTCATTGCAAGGTCTGCAGAACCGGTAGATTCACCTGCAGGAGCAATGAACTCATTCGTGAACAAGTCACAGATAGCGTCGTAGTTACACAGGGTAGTCGGGTCATTATCATACTCCCAATTGCCGAAATATAGGCGTTCCTTTGTTACCCGGTCTTTTGTGTTTCGAAGACTTTCGATGTAGTCTTCTGTTGCCCAAGGATTATCCTGCACCAAAGCCTGGATAAATGCATAAGGAGCTTGTAATTTGTCTTCTTTCCAGAGCTTGTAGAATTCACGGTATAGCCAGTTTTTCTTCGGGTTGCAGGTGATAAGTATCTTTCCGGGTACATGATATACATCGTTCATGTGGCGGCCGATACGGGTTTTCAAGACTTCGAAGGCAAGGTAGTGCACTTCACCAGCTTCCTCTATCCATCCTCCTGTATATTCCTTAGACCCCAATCGTTCATACATCGGATCTTTCACCGGATAATACGTCAAGTCAATATAAACGATTTCACTTCCGTTGTCGAAGGCTATCCCTTCATTTGTTGTCTTGTATGCCGTGAAGCTGTGAGAAGATGCTACCTTATTGAAGGTCACGGTAACGGACTCACGGCTATCCTTCAAATTATTTCGGCCAACAAACCAGCGAGTACCGGGAAGATAGTAGGCACATTGCATCAGCCATTCACAGCCTAGCCATGATTTACCACCACCTCCGGCACCACCATACAATAAAAATTTCGTTTTGCTGTCACGAAGAAAATTGTATGCCAATCGCTGTTTTAAGTTAACCTTTTGCTCCATATCACTTCAATCTGTCAGCTTCGGGAGTATAGGGAAGAAAGTCAAATCCGTTGAAGGGTTTGCCTTGTGTTGTATGATCCACTTCCTGTTTGTCGGACAACCCTAGCTTTCGGGCTATAATGTTTGCATTGAAAGCGCCAACACAGGCTCCTTCAAATTGTTGAGTCTCGATGGTTTCTTCCACCCGCGCGATGACGTGCAAAAAATCTTCATCATTTTTTTTCATGCATTCACTTCTGAAGCTACTCCACCAACGTGATGAAGTACCTAGATAGATACATAATCCGGTGAGAGAGTAGGGGCGCTGTGTAGGTGAAACTTCTTGTTGTGTTTGCTGTTCATTAACAGTTTCTGTTCTTTTACCTTTTTTGCGTCTAACAGGCATGGTACGTTGTATAGCCTTTCTTGTTGTCCATGGGTTTTCATCACACCATTGGAAATATTCGCACGCCGCCTCCCATAACGCTTCAGGCGTGGCGAAGAGTTTATCCCTGCCATGCTTGCTGCGTAACATCCAAAACTGATTTCCTTTAGGTGCTGCCATTGTTTATAGTGTTTTAAAGATTGGTATAATTTCTTTGTCCAAATCCCATTTGCGATTATTGGGAAGAGGAAGTGTGAATTCATATTGCAACGCTTTCAGATAATCACTCTTACTTGCGCTCCTTCCGTTGGTTGATGCTACTTGAAATGACGAACCTCTTAACTCTTTTTCTGGGCTTATCTTCATTCCTTTATCGAATATGTTAAAATCCTTTCCGATGTAAGCTGTGTTTAATCTGACGATGTCAGCTGTGGAATGATAATGCTGGAAGTACCATTCACCAAAACGGAAGTTGGCTGTGAAGTTCTTTGCGTCAAGAAATACGGCTTTAGAACGATGGTCGTGTGTTTCCTTGCGTTCAGATGATTTCTGGGCGAACAGCAGCGGAATGCCAGACCAGAATATCATTCCTCCGGGCTTGCATAATGCTGATAACGAAAGTAAGACATTCTTTTCATCCTCTTCTGAGTTCACAGAGTTCAACACGCTATCGCACACAACCATATCGTACAGCCCGTAGTCCGACAAGGTCTTGCATATGGAAGCACAGTCTTGCCTGATTTCCTTTTCATCAATGATGTCCGCTCCATCTTTGCGGTGGAAGAATTCAATGGCGTCAATGAGATAGCCTTTTTTCTTCAGTATGGTTGCGTAATCCTTTTGTCCGGCACCGAAATCGAGTATGCGCATATCCTTGGTGATGTATGGTATAACCTGCGTTTCATACAACGTTGAATGGCTACGCTTGCTTGGAACCCCGTTCTTTTGCCGTAGCCGTGCCCTTTGGGCAAAAGACTGTATATAGGTCTTTCGTTCCAGATGGGAATACTCGAACACTCCATATTCCTTAGAGAAGTATTTGAGCGCGATTTCTTCTTTCCCTTCTGGAAGGACATATACAAGTAGGTCCATACCTAATAGTTTTACCGTTTTGGCATATACTGTTGAGATGATCACTTTCCCGGTATGGTCACATACGGCATTTGCAAACTGGCCGTAACGGAGAATCATTTTCGTAAGGTCAATAACACGTGAGTTGTTTCCTCCTTTGGAAAGAATGGAGATATCTTTGTTGGATACAGTATAAAATCCTTCTGTTCCTTTAGGAAGACTTACATTGATTTCTGGTTGGATTTCCGACAACTCACATTCCGCATAGTTGTGAAGTTGGTTGAACCTTACTTCATCGGTGGAGTTTACACCGTCAAGAATAAAGGCTGGAACATGGGTATACCCAAGCAGCTTCATTGTCTTTGTACGTTGGTGTCCTGCCATGATACGTTTATCCGATTGACGTATGATGATCGGTTTGATAATGCCTAATTCCTTGATGGATTTTTTTAAATCTTCTTGTGCTTCATTAGTGAGCAGGCGTGGGTTATATTCTGCCGGGTTCAATATTGATATGTCTATGTATTCCATCATAAGCCAAGTAGATTATTAACAAAACCAACCATTACACCGTTCTCATCCAAATATTCAGAAGCCCGTGCTTTCAGTGCTTCCAGTTCGCTTTCACTGACTGGAATCTTATACCCCTCAAATACTAAATATTTGATATGAGCTCCGGCTTCATAGTTTGCGTTCTTGAGTACATTATGACTGTCTTCTATATCTTCTGAAAAATCTGTCGGATCAGGAAAGCTGATGCCTTCCATACCCCAATTAAGCAACTCGTTACAATCCCAGTCAAACAACTTGGTTATGTCCCATTGTCCGTTGTTAACGTTATCACGTATGATTAGCTCACGTTCCCTTTCCTCCGTCAGGTTGGGAATAAGAACGGTCGGTACTTGTTGCATACCTAGCGATATACAGGCATCATACCTTTGGTTTCCGGCTATAATGATCAATTCGCCAGTACGGTCTGACAGGATGATCGGTCGGGCTTCGAAATAATCCGGATTGTTTCGGATTGACTCTTTAAGTTTGTCTAGCTGTTCATCCGAAATAGTTCTTGGATTGTTTTCCAGTTTCTTCAGTTCCTCTAGTTTTCTGTAAATAATTTCCATAATTGCTTTTTTTGCGTTACAGAAACGAAGGTACTTAATAAGGGAGCTAAGGGGAAAAATGAGGAAAACAAAGTACTGACACGGCTTGTCAATACTTTGTTATGTGTGTTATAATTCCTTTGTTGATATCAATGCCGAATTGCTGGTAAGATAAAGAATTACAGGAAAGTATTTCACTGGTAACCTGTAAAGTCTTGCATTCTTCTTTGATGAACGTTAATATGAAAAGTGGGAAAGATAGATAATGCTTTTTGCAGATTTTTGGAACGGAGTAGAAACGTGACTTTACTTGTTTTCGTTTTCATTTCCATTGTAGCTATCCTCTGATAATCACATATCTTCCGGCGGCTATTTCACTTCTATACTCGACAGAATAGCCCTTGTCTATAAATGCTCTTATGACATTATCGTGCGCCAACTCCGAAATTTGGTGTCTGTCTTTAGCGTCACTTCCAGTATTTTTTGCCCAACAATGAGGCCAGTTATTTCCCCATCCTACGCCATAATGAAAGTAAACACATTCACCTTTCTCTTTGATTTCCGAGAGGATGAAAGATGCAAGTGCGTCTTCCTCGGATTTTCTTCTATTTGATTTTGGTATTTCTATTGTCAACATACTGATTTATTTTTAGCGTCCAACCATTTGTCCCGTCTTTCTCTACACGCCTCTAAGGTAGGCGCACAACAAGCAAAGAGTTCACCACTTTCAGTACGGTAGTCGTACTGGTACATTCTCACTCTCTTTCTGCCTAACTTCGTTGCGTAGGTAGTGTAATTCTCTTTGCCGGGCTGGCATACGCTGCAACCGTTTACATTTATTGAGTTCATAATTCAAGTAATTGTTTCGTTTTATCCACGTCTACAAAACTCGTCCACCCTGCTTTATGCAGCTTTATAGCTGCCTCTCTGATTGTGATTTTGCCACTCTTGACACTTTCTTTCAAAGATTCTAATACATTCTTCATTCTTAATTCATTTTCACATTCAATCTTTCTTCACTCGTATAAGCCACTACAAGCCCAGTTTCATCATGCTGTATGGTGATGTACTTTTCACCCCTCTCTATAGTAGAGAAGTCATAAGGGGTTGCCATCTTACCCAATACTTTACCCAGTTGCTTCATCAGTGGGGCTTCAGGGCTGATAACTAAAACTAAATCTGCTTTCATAATCGTGTATATTGTGGTAGCCATAAGGCTACCGGATTAGAACTCAACCAATATCAATCTTTCTAAAGAACCTGATGCTTTCACCCACATATGATTATGTCCGAAACCATAATCGAAAAACAGTTTAAAGTAAGGGTATTGTACTGTTAAAGAGTTCATACAGCCCTTTAACTCGTCTTCTGACATACAAGAAGTGATTTCATTGATAATTTGAACGAAAAGGTGTAAAACTTCTGGTTCATTATTCAATAACGGTTTTTCTATAACTGCTTTTAAAAATATATTTTCTTTCATATTCTTCTATATTGCGCAGGGCTTTCGCCCTGCTGGTTAAACTTATAATATTGTAATCTCTTTATTGCCTATCTCTGTATCTACATTCAGAACCTCGTACTTTTGAGCCTTGTAGTTATAAACGACTTCACAAGTATTGAAACCTCTACCATCTTCTTTTTGGTCATAAACAGTATTTATATGCTGATACATTTTATTGCCTAACATGAAGTTTATTTTACCTGATGTACAGAAGTAGAATGCTACTGCATACTTCAATGTTTTCTTTTCATCAACCTTCTTTATTGCCATGATCGTATATCGTTTTATTTGTTATTACTTCGTTTCTGATGATGCAAATGTAATGATTAAAATCATACATACAATAAATAAATATGTTATTTGTATGATTATTATCATATATTAACAAAAACAGCATAAGTATGATTATAATCTAAATACATTTTAATACAAATGACTATATTCAATCAAAACAAGCTGATTTAATTTGTTTATTCGATTTTTACCCCTATATTTGCATCTGATTAAAATCATACACACATGGAAGTAAAGACAATAATCAAGCAGAAAGGCTTCACAATGGAAGCAGTTGCAAAAAAAATGGGTATAACAAGAGTTACACTTGCCCAAAACCTTAGTAGAAATCCAACAGTAGGAACATTACAGAAAATAGCAGATGTTATTGGATGCAAGGTTGGTGATTTCTTTGTTGATGATATGGATATAAAAGATGATACCAACACTATCATCTGTCCTCACTGCGGAGGTAAAATACATTTTGATGGAGAACCACGTATGCCGGAACATAAGAATATACGAGGGAAGGAATACTATAAATAAAAAAATATGGAACTAAAAGACTTTATAAAAGAAACACTTAGTCAAATAATAGATGCTGTTTCAGAAACACAAGAAAAATACAAAGATAAACATGTCCTAATTTGTCCCGATGATATTCAATCTGAAAAAGGAGAATATTATATTGACAATGAATCTCATTATGAATATTATAACCGAAAGACCAAAGTACAAAATATAGAGATGGACATAGCTATTTCCGTTACCGAAAAAGAAGGTAATAAATCAGGAATAGGAATCGCCAAAATTATAAATGTTGGTACTTCGTCAGAAAATGCAATACAAAATGAAAGTGTTAGTAAAATAAAGTTTTCCATTCCACTTGTTTTACCAACAAGTAATACAAGAGAGTATTACCAAAAATATGTGAAAGATTAAAAGTAAAGCCAGAGCATTAAACTCCGGCTTACTCATTGATAACCTCATTAAAAGCAATAAAGGCGCACCAAAATGATGCGCCTTCTGTTGTCAATTAGTTCTTGATTTTATATCAGAGCCTCACGGCTAGAATATCAGAATCTGACAGCTTCCATTCTTCTGAGAAGATTATTATATCTCTCTTGTATAAGAGCTCTTTGTTTATCGGAAGCTGTTACAATCTTTCCCTTATATTTCCGCATGACAGATTCATTCATGCCAATTTCCTTTGCAAACTTACTGGCATTTATGAAAGGAAATGCCTCGAAGAATCCGCTTAAATCATATACGTAATCAACAGAATACCCAGACTTATACCACACAGGAAAGTCTCCATGTTTTTCTTTATAATATCCGGCCTGCTCCTCAAGTACGGACATAAAATCATCTTTCGCTTCCTGCTCTGTAAGCCCAAAACCGTACGCTCCGTTCACATCCTCCGAATATACGGAAATACCCCCATCATTCGCCTTTTCGATAATTGCCTTAATCTTCTTCATAATCGTGTATTTTAAATTCGTCAATTAAAGCACCCACCGAAGTGGGTGCAGTCCTTTCACTTCTTTAACCCTGCCTTTTTCAACATACTGTCAAGAGTACCATTTGGTATCTCTTGAGACTGATGTCTGCCAACAGGAATAAAGTAGTCAAAGTCGGGATGAACATATTTATAATGTTTCTTTCCCTTTTTGATTGTCCAGCCAGCTGATTCAATCAATTTGTAAAACTCTGAATACTTCATAAAATCAAAGAACATTTTTAATTGACACTACAAAAGTAACATATTTGTTACAATAAAACAAGCAAAGATGAAGAAAGAAATAACATATTTGTTACTTTTAACACCGTGTACACATAACAAAAGTCGGAGTACTGCACTCCGGCTCATTAATTGATTAGCCCTTTGAATTTTAACCGATTTACGATTTCGGTGTAAAGATACTCTATATCTCCACTAAAGTCCCCATAATTCTGATACAGAAACACGACATCAGCACAATTGTCGGAAATTGTACTCTTGGACTGAACACCCAATACCCTTGACATCTCCTCACGTAGCCCTGCAGTCATTTTTCCTCCGGCAAGTGAACTTGGGGAAAATAGGTACAGGATAATAAAGATGAATTTCTTTCTCTGGGTCACACTATCAATGTTTGGGGGACATCCTCTTTCATTCAGCACTTCAACAAATATTTTATAGATTTCATGGATAAGGCTCTTGTCTTTTAAAACCGGTTCAGTCAAAGCGTTTTCTTCTTCCGAAAGTTCAGACTTCTCAATACGAATCTTTTTAAGACGAATTATTTTGTTAAAATCCAGTTCCATAACACGATTATTTTAAAAGTAAATAGTATATTTGCATCATAATCGTGTAAGGAAGAGCTGATTCATGGTCGTGCGTGGGTTGGCTCTTTTTCATTCTCCCCCATTCGTGCTGACGAATGGTTTCTTTTCCAAATCATAGCAGGTGATATATACCCGTTTCCCATTGACATCACATAGAGCAAGGGCATATCCTTTCTCCAGTATTTTAACCGGCTGATTGTCGCAATAGACAGTACTTCCAACCGGAACTCTTATAAAATGACGTACTATCATTTGATTATCTTTAGCTTGTTGTACCAGTGTGAAGAAAAAGGGAACCACCCGATTAAGAATGATTCCCCGAAAATGATTACTTTATATAGTTTGCTCATGGATTTTTCTTTTTAAGTATTTCAATACATTCCTTTACTCCATCATCGAAACCTTGTTTATACCCTTTGATATAATCCCCTGTGATATATACCGCCATTGACAGAAAAAATAGAAGGATACCTACAGGCTTATACCAACCGGGAAGTGATATAGAAAACGGCTTAAATGTAATTGTGAGATCTCCAACCCATAATAGGGCGATAATACATATAATTGTAAATAATATTGTTTTCATATTCAATACTTTTTCCCGTTCAACATAGGTCTTAATTCATTGTATCTCATCTTCTGTTCAATGAACCACTCAATATCTATTCCTTTCCAAAGACAGTATTGCCATACATCAAGAATCACTCCTTTAACCGACCTTGTAGATTCGGATATAATTGTTCCGGTGCAAATATCAAAAACTATCTCTACAAATGTGTGTTCTTGGAAAAAGTCTGAAACGTCATTGAGTTCATCCACATTATCCAACGTATCTTGCAAATCCCAGCCGCGCAGCCCAGCAAGGTCAAGACAGCGTATCACAACATCAGCTAATTCTTCCTCCACCGTTCCTTTGATATATTTTTCAAAACAATACTTGAAATTGACATCATCGTGCGGTTCTTCATCCTCATAAGAAGATTTAAAAGATTCTCTGTCGGCATGTTTCCCTTTTCGGTCCGCTTCCACTGCTTCCATAAGCTCGCTGATGATAAGGCAAAAGCAGTGTTCATTACTCAGTTCCTTATCGTGGAAACCGTGCTCGCAAGCTGTCTTATAAGCACGATCTCGTAGTTCGTTCAAATTAATATTCTTCATTCCCTTAGTCCTAATTTAATTTCTTCATCCTTATTTATTTTTCCAATATTATCGGCTTCCTCATACCGTTCTTCTTTTATCAACAGTCTTTGCAATTCCGAAAGCTGGTTAATGTAAACAATATCGTTACGATCTGATACATGTCGGACATATCCTTCTATCTTATCCAGCTTGTCTTCCATGCGTCTGTGCCACTTACTTGCCAATAAACAAACAGGCATATTAAAGATGAAAATAAAATCCAAATAAATACAACTAAATATGCTTTATATCAGTTCTTTATAGGGTAGTTATTTCTTTCAGTTGTTTTCACTATTTTCTGTTAATTGGTTCTTTTTGGGTACATTTTTGTTTCTTGTTTGTTTCTTGATTTCAGTTTTAATTCGTACATTTGCATACGAAAAATAACGAATGAAAGAATACGATTATGCCACGAATAAAGAAGCCTAAAAAAGTAAAAGAACCAATCCGTCTTCGGATGAAGGATTTGTCCGATGGCAGCAAAAGTCTGTATCTGGATATATACCGCAACGGCAAACGGACATACGAGTACCTGAAGCTGTATCTTATTCCGGGAACGGACAGCAATACCCGTCGGCAAAATGAAATAACAATGGCTGCCGCAAATGCCATCAAGTCGAAACGTATTATCGAGCTGACCAGTGGTGAAGCCGGTATCGTGAACCATACGGATAAGATTTATCTGCTGGACTGGATGCAAACCTATCTGGAGTACCAAGAGAAACGCGACAAGAAGGGCATCGGTCAAATCAAAGCCGTTACCCATATCCTGAAAGAATATGCAGGGGAAAGATTTATATTGGATCGGGTTGACCTCGCTTTTTGCCAAGGCTATATCGACTACATGCTGACAACCTTCCGCCCTAAAGGAAAGCCGATAGCAGCTTCTACACGCAACACCTATTATCAGATATTCAATGGCGCCCTGAATGCTGCCGTTCGGGCTAAACGGTTGTTGAGAAATCCGTTTAACGAGATGGAAAAGTCGGAGAAGCCCAAAATGCCGGAAAGCGTGCGGTCCTATATGACCATCGAAGAGGTACGGGCATTGATTGCCACTCCGATGCAGGAAGGGAGGGTAAAAAATGCCTATCTGTTCTCCTGCTTCTGCGGACTGCGTATCAGCGATATTGTCGGCCTGAAATGGAAGAATGTCTTTGTCGATAACGGCCAATACCGTCTGGCGGTAGCTATGCAGAAGACCAAAGAACCGATTTACCTGCCACTCTCCAACGAGGCGTTGAAATGGATGCCGGAGCGTGAGGACAAGGCTGCAGACGATCCTGTGTTCAACCTGCCTTCAAATATCAATCAGTATCTCAGACCGTGGGCCGAAGCGGCCGGAATCACCAAGCGTTTTACTTTTCACACCGCCCGGCATACATTCGCGACCATGATGCTGACGCTCGGTGCGGATCTCTATACCGTATCGAAGCTGCTTGGCCATACCTCCGTGAGAATGACACAGGTGTACGCCAAAATCATCAACCAGAAAAAAGACGAAGCAGTCAATTTGGTTAACGGCCTATTCGACTGATGTAGTCATACATGTCAAATTCAATTTAAGGTAAATATTTCCGGCTTTTCTCCGATATTTCAAATGGTCGAAGTAATGCCACTATTATAATAAGTATAAACCCATAAAAAACAATTCGACATGAAAGGACAAAACAACAGGTCCTCTCTTTTTTTGAAGGGAGACCACATCTGCACCACTTCGCTACGGAACAGGATGTAGCGGAAGAATTTTACGAGTTGCTCTCCGAAGCAAGGGAGCTTTATCTTCAAGACGTCATGACAGGCGGCAAACGATATGGCCGCTACGTGGATGACTTTATAAACAGCCACCGGTACATCGACTGCAACAGTGCGGTTTGCAGGAATTGCCATGAAATGAACATTCATATCATCAGAGGGCTGTTGCTCGATTGTACAAGTCTCGTCAAAAGCCTCTTTACCGCAGAAACATTTTCTTTCGAGGAGTGCATGGCCTTGAAACAAAAGTACGACATTGCCGGAGTATGGTTCGACTCTTCACGTATAGAAGATTCCAGAAACGCTCCACCTCTCTCCTTTGGTTGCAATTTTTCCCGTGAACAGATGACAGGTATTGTGGCTTGCGCCAACGCTTATCATCTGTTTTGCGTTTCCACTCTCCGCATCGAGGACATGGAAGCGCTTTTTGCCTGCAAGGAGAATTTCTGTATACGTGTGAACAATATCCGCCATGTGGCGGTTCTGTTCGATGCGTTGCTCGAAAACACCTTTATCCTACCTCACTGGCAGTCGGTTCTCGACAAGGGGCGGTTCCTGTTGTCCAAAGACGGCACAAGATATGTTACCGCTTCAAGCCTCTCGTCTGCCCTCTCTGCGGCGAGGAACAACATTACATCGGCAAACCTCGGCATACGAAAAGCCATCAGTCGGCTGAAAATATGACACGAAGTGCCAAAAAGCCAAGTATGTGAAAGATAAAACAGTGATAGTTGCCGTGATACGTGCATAGTATCATGCCGGAATTTCCGGCTGTCCGGTTCACATCACATAACTTTGACCTCCGTTAGCGCGCTGCATAACGGAGGTAACTCTCCATTGTCTAATTTTAACATGTATTTTATGCAAAACAGAACAACATTCATGGAGCGGTTAAGCGAACGGCTGACCGCCATAGAAGCGGTTCTCAAGAAGTTGGAACCGGTGGAAGGTCTGTTGGAGCGTGTGGCTTTACTGGAAAATACCATTTACACGACCAAGAAAGTCTTCACTTTTCAAGAGGCGTGCATGTATATCGGCGTGTCCGAAAGTATGTTGTACAAACTCACATCGAACAAGGAAATCCCGCACTACAAACCTCGCGGCAAGATGCTTTACTTCGCGAAGGAAGAGCTGGACGCATGGCTCTTGCAAAACTACGAACCTACGGTGGACGATGCCATGCGTATGGCGACGGAAGTATCCGCAACCCAACCGTTCTTTAACCAGAAGCGCTATGGAAAACGAAAAAAGAACTGACCGTAACTCGTGGGCGGAACTGGACGAGAATCGCCTGTCGGATATTCTCACGGCATCGCAGATAAAGGCCACGGACACCTACGTGACTCCGCCCCAGATTATATGGATCGACAACTCCACCATAGCGACGCTCGGCAATTTTAGCGCTTCGACGGGTAAGGCGAAGGCGAAAAAGACGTTTAATGTCTCTGCTATTGTCGCTGCGTCACTGGCGGGCCGGCAGGTTTTGAACTACCGGGCGCATCTGCCCGAAGGCAAGCGCAGGATCTTGTACGTGGACACCGAACAGAGCCGTTTCCATTGCCATAACGTGTTGGAACGTATTCTCCGCCTGGCGGGACTGCCCACCACAACCGACAACGAGAATCTCGATTTCATTTGCCTGCGGGAATACACGCCGGCCGTGCGTATTGAGGTCATCGACTACGCTCTGCGACAGAACAAAGGGTACGGGCTGGTCATCATTGACGGCATCCGCGACCTGATGCTCGACATCAACAGCACCAGCGAATCGGTGGAGGTTATCAACAAGATGATGGAATGGTCGTCGAAATACGACCTGCATATCCATTGTGTGCTGCACCTGAATAAAGGCGACAACAATGTGCGCGGGCATATCGGCACGGAAATGAGCAATAAGGCGGAAACGGTGCTGGTCATCACCAAGAGTGCGGAGAATCCCGTTATCAGTGAAGTTCATGCGCTGCATATCCGCGAGAAGGAGTTCAAACCGTTTGCTTTTTCCGTTGATGACGAAGGATTGCCGGTCATGGTGGATAACTATTCGTTTGATGGCAGCGTGAGACCGAAGGCCCGGAGCAGCTTCATGGATTTGTCCATCGAGCAGCACCGGGAGGCGCTTTCCGCTGCTTTCGGGGACAGGCCCATCAAAGGTTTCGAGAACGTACTGCAGGCTCTCATGGCCTCCTATGAGGCTATCGGGTTCAAACGGGGACGCAGCGTCATGATAAAACTGCTGCAGTACCTGACGGAAAACCTGAAGCTGATCGTCAAACGGGACAAGCTCTTTTATTACGATGTGACCCCGACCGAAGCCTTGCTTTTCGACGAAGAATGCGAGGACGCAGAAGGTGAAAAATAATTTAGTTTACTTTGGTCCGGGTATATATAGGAGAAAAACCAAAGTAAACCGTTTTTTGAAAACAAGTGAAAAGAAAATGACATGACCATAGCGGAAGCAAAACAACTGCGTATCGTGGACTATCTTGCCAGTCTCGGCTACCACCCCCAGAGTGTAACATCGAAACAATACTGGTATTTGTCGCCGCTACGCAATGAGCGTACCCCGTCGTTCAAGGTCAATGACCGGCTCAACGAATGGTATGACTTTGGCGCAGCGACGGGCGGAGACCTTGTGGAACTGGGCAAACACCTTTACCAGACGGACAGCGTGAGCGAAGTGCTTGCCTATATAGGGAAGCACGAGAACGCTATCCCGATACAAAGGGTGCGGATTCCGGGGACAACGCCCCGACCCGTCGAAGCCGACATGAAGGACGTGCTCGTCGTACCGTTGCAGCACCATGCGCTGCTCTCGTACCTTCATTCCCGTGGAATCGACGGAGACATCGGCCGCATGTTCTGCCGGGAGGTCCATTATGAATTGCGGCAACGGCGCTACTTCGCCCTTGCCTTCGGTAACGTGGCGGGCGGGTACGAGGTTCGCAATCCTTATTATAAGGGCTGTATCCGGTGTAAGGACATCTCTGTCATCAGGCATTCTCATAGTGAAGCACAGAACCGGGTTTGCGTGTTCGAAGGCTTCATGGATTTTCTCTCTTACCTGACGCTGAAACAGACGGGTGATGATACGGTCTGCATCGGCGCACCTTGCGATTACCTCGTGATGAACTCGGTGAACAACCTGAAAAAGGCTTTGGAACACTTGCAGGTGTACGAGGAAATACACTGTTATCTCGACAATGATCTCGCCGGACAGAAAACGGAAGAGACCATCGCCGGCATGTACGGCAAGCGGGTGCACAACGAAGCACTCCGTTATCACGAGTACAAGGACCTGAACGATTACCTGCGCGGAAAGAAACGGTAAGGCATTATCGTTACCCCTCCCTTGAAAGCTCTCCTCCCGGAGGGCTTTTTTTATGCCCGTTTTTCCCGGTACATTCGCCTTAAAGTATGAAATTAAAGTTCAATTTATATGTTTCATACTTATTTATACGTAATAAAATATTGTTTGATATAAAGAGTTTTCATTATATCAAATATAATACTTTTCTTTGCTTTTGTACTTTCAAAGTTCAATTAAAGTTTAATTTCATACTTAAAACAGATGAGTTCATACTTTATATTCGCCCTTGTACTGACGGTGCTGTACATCGTCTATTACGCGGTCAATATTACCCGTGACCTGTATGGAAAGAAGGGAACGGAGAAGACTGACGAAGAAGTTTTCGACCTCGGTCCGATGGATGCCACGGAAGAGAGTGTCGAGGTTTCGGAGAACGAGACCGGGTTTAGTATCGGAAATGAGACATGCGACACGGAAGCCGTAGCTGCCCCGCCTGCGGTACAAGACGGCGATACAGGGAAAAAGGAGGCAGCCGCGAAAGAGCGGCTTGAAAGGCTGAAGGCCAAGGCGGAGGCGCAGATGGAAGAGATCGCTCCCTACCTGTCCGACGGCTTTACCGACGAAGAGATGTATAAGGCGTTGATTTCCAAAGGACGCTTGGACAACCGTCCCTGCCTGAAATGGAGACCGGTCAAAGATAAGCTGTAAGATGTCGAAAACGAAAAAGATACTATGTGCGCTTTGTTCCATCATCCCCTGTTCAGCTCTGGCGAAAAGCGGCAGCGTGAATTACAGTTGGGGTGCGGATGCGCTGGCGACGATGCACGACTACGTGGTAACAATGATGTTTTACGTCCAAGCTCTCTGTTGTGCCATCGCCGGGATTTGTGTGATTGTGTCCGGATTCCAGATTTACGTAAAGATGAACACGGGCGAGGACGGCATTACCAAGTCCGTCGTAACGCTTGTGGGCGCGTGCCTGTTCCTGATCGGTGCGTTCCTCGTCTTTCCTGCCTTTTTCGGCTATCGCATATAGAAACGGGAGGCAGGAATCAAGTACCGCCATAACGATTCGAAAGAACTGCAATACTTACCCTAAAATAAATAATCATGTTTCAAAAAACAAAAAGACAAATGAAAAAAATGTTTTCTGCTAAAAAAGTACAGATGCTCACACTGATGTTGCTGTGTGGCACGACGGCCGTCATGGCCCAGAACTCCGCAGGCGATTATTCCGCCGGTACGACTGCACTGGCTACCGTGACGGAGGAAATCGCCAAGTACGTTCCCATCATGGTCAAACTGTGTTACGCCATTGCCGGTGTTGTGGCTATCGTAGGCGCTATCTCGGTGTACATCGCCATGAGTGCGTCCGTAATGGTTGCATGATAAATTCCTCTTTAGCAAG